TTTTGTATTGCCATAATATTATCCCGGTGTTACCAGTACGCTCCATCCTCGACTAGGATCAGAAAGAGTGGTTACATAGCCATTTCCTGTCGCCGACGGTGGAGAATTTCCTCCTAAATTTATCGAGCCATTATTTGCGCCCGCATTGACAAAAGCTGCTAAGATCGCATCGACTTCATTTGTGTCTAGCCCCACCGATCCTGCCGCAAAAGCTGTTAAAGAACTTGGAACTGCAAATCCTGGGGCCAAAGTAAACGTGTTGTAGCTGCACCGAAACTCCACCAGAGATGTATTGGAACTTAAATTTGGAATTTCCCCAGACATATTATTATCAGAACAATTAAAACGTTGGAGCGCTACATTTGAACTTAAAGATGGAATAGAACCAGTTAGTTGATTTGCTTGGCATTTAAACTGTTGCAGTGCTGTGTTAGAACTCAAATCTGGAATTGAACCAGTTAGTTGATTATCATTGCAAGTGAATTGTCTAAGAGAAGTATTAGAACTCAAATCTGGAATTGAACCGTCCAGTTGATTCTCGTGACAATAAAAGAAGTTAAGTAATGGATTGGAACTCAAATCTGGAATAGACCCAGTTAATTGATTTTTAGCAAGGTGTAATACACGAAGCTTTACGTTGCTATTAATGTTAGGGATAGAACCTACAAGATCGTGACTTTCTAATAAAAGGCGCTCTAAATTATTAAATGCGGTTAAACTCCCTATTGACCCGCCAAGCTTCTGAGCGCCAACAACACTAAACTCTAAACTCCATATATTATTCGGATTTGTAAATGAAATCGAAGGCATAATCTTAAATGGTTATAATATAAAGTGTATTAGGATCGGGTGTTGCGATAAGATCATAATCATTTTGTGTAATTTTTACGATATTATCAAAATCTGAGCTTGAAGGCTTTGTATCTAATGCGGTATCAACTTCTGTTTTTGTGTAAGTTGTAGTTTGATCAGCTTTTGAACCTAATGCGATATCAACTTCTGTTTTTGTGTAAGTTGTAGTTTGATCAGCTTTTGAATCAAGTGCAGTAGCTATTTCACTTAGAGTATCTAGTGTCTCTGGTGCAGAATCGATTAAATCGGCTATTTTATCGGCTATTTTTTGATCTGTTTCGGCCTTAGTATATGATACATTTTCAACAGCATCTATTACTAAGTTTTGACCTATATAAATTTTACTTGTGCTCATTATTATTTATTTATAAATATTCGTGTTCAATTGTTACTCTATTGGATAATCGATCAGTATTACCATCACCCCAATCTACACTTACTATTCCTCGTTCAAAACGTGCTTCAAGAGATATTTTTGTACCACCACTTGGAGTAGAAAATCCCCATAAATACTCTGGATCTGATTCTGCTATCCATACTAAATTAGTTCCCAATCTAATTTCATTAACTTGAGTTGAACCAAGTCGCACATCTGGTATATCGGGTAAAAACATGATAGCCTACAATAAATCTGTTATAATATAAAGCGTATTTGGATCAGGTGTGCCAATGTTACCATAAGCACTTTGTGTAAGACTTACAATATTATTAACGTTGTCGCTTTTAACGCTTCTATACATCAAATTATCAGGTGTAATTTTCTTTGTTTCATTTTCAGATGCATCAACAATTACCAAAGAATCATTTCCCGAATCTAAATCAATTGAAGATAAAGCATTTAAGTCTGTTATTTTTTTATTTTCAGCCATAATAGATATTTATGTTAATCAACTATATATATAGTAAAATCGTCAATCTGCTCAAGCTCTACAAGATTATCGTATTCTTGCTGTGTCAATCTACGAATAGAATTAACTGGGGTTGTATCATTTCGATTATTTTGAATAGCTGAACCAATTGAAGTACCTCCATCATTAGTTGATTCTCCAAATGAACACGTTGTGATTAATCCATCAATATTAACATCGATTAATATTTCTTTTTCATTTCTTCGAATAGCATACATATTTCGAGGAAGAGTGTCGGAGGCTTCTTGTCCAGCAGTATCTCCGCCATCGCTAAACGAAGTATCTTTTGGTCTTAATGATATTCCTACATTATTGCTTCCGCAACGAATTGTAGATCCACGAGTAGTATCATTAGTCCATTTTCCAAATTCTGCAACATTTGAAGGAGCAGTGATATAAGATCCAATCGCAATAGCATCATCTCCAGTAGCTTTATTATTTCTACCAAAAACAATTGTTTTTTCAGCAGCAGCTACATTTGATGTACCAAAGAGTAAACTATCTTGCGCACTTACTCCTATCTCATTAGATAATCCATAAGTCAGCGCATTAAGTGATCGAGGAGTATTAATATTAGATCTACCAAAATTTAGATCTTCAGCCTCAGTGAATTGCAAATTAAGAAAGTTTATTGTAGTAGTAAGAGATCTAACATCATTTAATAAATTAGAAATTTGTTGTGGAAAATCGGAAGACGCTACCTTATGTATAGTATTATCTAATTTTTTAATATATAGATGACCATCCGAATAGTTAATTGCTATTTCACCATATGACAAACTATTTTGAGCGGGAACAGCTCCTACTATCTCACTCTTTGTATGAATTATCTTTGAATATGCCATGTTCTATTTATAAAGATTAAATTTGATGATAAAATATACTCATAGCTTATCATTAAGAGAAGGCTTTAAACCATAGCTTCGGACTTTTACCTGACATATTGACTGACCAGGTTTCTCCTGCAGCAACAGGTACTGTTAGTGAGACAGACGAGCCATCATCATTAGTGTTAACGCTAAGGCCTTCAGACCCAGCGCTTATAACAACTTTTCCTATTGTCATAGATATTTTGCCATACTTAGATCGCTGGCTTGCCCGGCCGCCTCTACCGCCGCTAGTAGAAAAAGATATAACACTAGCAATAAGGAATCCATCAGTGGTTGCTGTACCTGATTCACTTATCCTATAACCATTTAGATAGCTGTTTAAATTTAAATTAAACGATGTAAATCCTTTTGACAATCCTGTATTGCTCACATAGTTTTCAACAGCTGTTGCAGCTGCATTGGCTGCCTTATCGTCTACATATTTTTTAGTAACAAGATGTTTATCAGAACTGCCTTCTTTTTCTAATTGTATTTGACCAGAAGGAGTAAGCCTTAGCGTTGTATTAGTTGTTCCTCCTTTTCGATAAACAAATCGTGATTCAGAGCCATTCTTTTCTACCGACCAGTATTCATCTTTATCACCAATTACTAATTTAGTTTCTGATCCAATTCCACCTCGTGCATATATATCACCTGCAGAATATGTGTCACCCGTTGCGGACCTAATATGAAATACTTCTTTATTGACAGCTTGATTTGTATTATAAATTGATAATGCATGCTCATCATTATTAATATCTGTAACTCCAAGGAACAATCCACCACCATCAACACCATTTGTGGATGTTAAAATGCCGGCAAATGTTTGACCGTGTGAATGATTTCCCGCACCCGCGTTAGGAATCGCATTTCCTAAAGGAGACTCAATGAGATTGTATGTGCCTTTAGAATATTTAATATTTCCAGTTGCTTGAAAAACATCTGCACCACCGATATTAACTAAACCACCAGTAGAAATTGTATCCTCAACCCATTTTTTATTAACAAGTGCCTTATCATCATTTAAAACTGTATTTACTTTACCACCATTAAGAATATCTACCGTAGCATTACGATAAACTCTTAGTGCTGGTGTTACAGAACCAGTTATAGATTGAGGACCAATCGCCAATTGATCATTAGTATTTTCTTTCCAAATGCCGAACCTTTTCGTTTGTTGATTAGCATCAGATAAAACAAGTTGTGGATAACCGTCATTTGTTAAGAATAGCGCATTATTACCTTTAATATTTCCATTAACGTCAAGTGCTTGAGTTGGATTAACTACACCAATACCTAAACGACCATTTTCGTCAAATCGAGCCGACTCTGATACAGTATAAGTATCGTCATTCGTATCATTTGCTCTTAAGAATGTAATTTGTCCAGTACTATTACTTCCTTCAATAAATTGAATAGCAGCAGATCCTCTAAGATTTGTTCCTTTTTGGTATGCTAAATTAACAGCCTCTTGCAATCTACCTTGGAAAAAATACGTTTGGTTAGTTTCTGTTCCGTTAGGCATCCAAATAACTTCAGCAGATCCAACATCCCCTCCAGGGACAGCTGCGATAAGATTCTGTTTAATTTGTGGGAATGTGCCATCTATTGGTGTAGAACCACCGAAGTTGAATAAATTATTGCTCACATTCCATCCAGTTGAGAATGGTCCAGCAGATGCTTTAATATCAGTCTTATTTGTTTCAAAGACTACTTTTCCATCAATAATTATTACGTAACATAAACCGTACGGTCCACCAATATTGATAGCCTCTACACCTATTCGATCATTACCAGTAACTATAAAGGTGTGTTGCCCCGGATTCTGCCAGTCTGTACCCTCTCCAATTAAAGTACTGTTGTGATAAAGTTTATATTGATTATCACATGTAATCCAAACAGTTGCGGTTTTACCAATATTGCTTTCTTCACCTGTAAGATTTAAAAGACGAAGGTTACCTCCGACCATTGCTGATCCTTCGTTGGTTGATAGAAATCCGTATGCCCGACTAGCTGTAGTAAATTGATTAACTTGAATAGCACCTCTGAATTGTGCAGATATCGCATCGTCTGATGAACCTCTTACACTAAATTTGATACTAGAAGGAGCGCCGTTTGCTGAAGTAGTAAATCCACCAACAGCCAATTTATTTCTAACACTAACGCTATTATTAGAAAGAAAATCTAATACAATTGTGTCATCATAGGCATTCTTAGCTGAATTCCATTTTCGTGATGTCACACCCATAGACGCAGCAGGCAAATCATATGCATTAATCATCCAAGCATGAGTGGTATTTTTAAGTGGCCTTAAACTAATCATTCCACCATTGGCGTGCAATGCTACGTGTCCAGCTTCAGTTGTCTTATTACCTATACATAAATCCCAATCTGGATCAGTTTCTCGAATACCTATTTTACCGCTTGTATATAATTTACCAGTGATATCAGTGTCTTTAAGAAGAGATATTTTAGATGTTCTTAGATCTACAATTGGTGATAATGATCCTATGCTATTTTTTTCACGATCGTCGCCTAACTCAAATCGCATTAGAGCAGTATCCTCACCAACGTCACATCTAATTTTTCCAGATGATCCATCTATTGTTGCTTTACCGTAACTATGATTAAATTCGATATTTGAATTGCCATTTGAACTACCATATTCATCATTAAGAGTAAGTGCTATTCCACCAGTTTCACGACCAGCTTCGATCCAACCGGTAGTTTTTAGATTTCCAACTACGTCAAGCTTTTCAGAAGGAGAACTTGTTCCAACACCAACTCTACCATTCGAAGTAATACGAACTCTTTCAGCCGAACTATTTGAAGTGTATTCTCCAGTAAAGATCCGCATTGAATTATCAATGTTATGGTACTGAATTTGACCAGATTTATTACTCTTACTATCACCAAATGATATAGCCGCATATTTATCATCTTTTGATTGTATAGATACGACACTATTATTTGTAGAAGTCTGAATGCTTAATTGTTCTAATGGTGATGAAGTTCCAATACCAACATTACCACTTGATGTAATACGCATCTTTTCAACGATGTCTTCTACATTTTTTCCAGTATAAAATACTAATGATGCGTCTGGTAAAATGTCATTATTACTTTCAGTAATAGAAGCAATTCGAGAAGTTAACCAAGTATTTCCTCCAGTAGTAGTATCTGGATTATAGAAATCAATTGCTGGACCAGTTCCTTTATGGCCAATATTTTGAGCATGTGGAAAAGTAGAATTTGTAACTCTTAACTCCAACAAAGGAGTTACTTCATTCTGCGTATATTCCTTTGTCCATATCGATTTTTTAACGAATGATTTAACCCCATCGATTGTTTGATTTCCAGTGAGTAATACAACTCTATCGTCTAAAGCATCAAGCTCGTCATACACATCCTGAAGATTGAGCTTAATTGAATTAGTTTTAAGTCTCCATTCGTTAAATGTATCAGTTTCAAATACGTCTATAAAAAGTTCTTGTCTGGCCATAACTCTATTTATTCATTTTAACGATGAGTGTTTTAACTAAATCTTTTAACTCTGATATTTCATCTTTTAGTTCTTTAATTTCTTCTGCAGATTTTTTATTATATTTCTTTCTTAATAATGCTGCTTTATATCCAGAAGAATCATTATTTAATATTGCGTTTGTCTTGATATCTCGTTCAAGCGCAGTATTTTCTTTTACCGTTAATCTCATTTTAGATAGTTGCAATTGCTCTAAAATCCTTTACTGTAGGAACAAGAGCATGATCATTAGAAACTAAAACAATTTTAACTTGGAACGAGGTGAAAAGCGGTAATGCTGGAGAATCAGATGAGAAATCACGTGTATATTGGATTTCACTATAGTCATTAAAATCATTAATTGGTATTGGGGTAGATGGATCGATTCTTTTAAAATCGATATCTTCAATGTTATCTTCTGATCTTTTGAATCTTGCATATACTAACACGTTGCTATCAGCATATGGTTTATTAATGTTGAGATATGCATCTAATCTATCTGAAGGATTATTAAGAACAACTTCTTTTGTCATATATACGGCGCTTGCACTACCATGAGATGCTGCTAATTCACTATCAATTTTTACTGGCGGTGAAACGTCTGTATCATATTGTATTAAACTATCAAGAGAAACATTATCGATAGGAGAACCACCAAGTTCAGCGCTATCTTCTGATCCAATAACATTCTTGACAGTAATGAGTGATATACGATCTAAGTCGACTACTGGAGTGATCTTTGTGTCATTTGTTTTTAACGTTACTCTAATCTTTATTTTATCATTAGACACTATTGGTGAATCAGGTGCTGTTGAAATATAATAATTTTCATTTGGAATAATTATATTCCAATCAGAACCTCCATTAGTAGAAATTTCAAATAATACATCAGTTTCAGAATGATTTACGAAATCAGTATTCAATAAAAGTTGAGAATATTCAAGAGGACCCTCAATTTCGTCCGAGTTAGCTGCTTGTGTATCAGTACCAATTCCGACACTATCCAATATAATAGATCCTTGAGATACATATTCAGCTCTTCGAAGTTCCATCTTAAAGTCCTTCATCTGATCAGCTGTCCAAGTAGAAGCATTTTGAGATTTAAATGAAACACCTAAATATGGATTCTTTGAGATAAATTCTCCAGTGTTAACATCTGTTGTACCTACTTCAGATAACCATTGACGGTATTGAGCTGAATTTGATTCAGTAACAATAGCGTATTCAACTCCAAACTGTAAAAATATCGGTGAATCAAATGTAAATTTAGTTTCTAAAGATGCATCAGAACTTGTATTTATTTCACTCTTTTGCTTAACTACTTCACTGAGAGGAACAACACGTTGTGTAGGATATCCATTTTCTACTTCTACCAAATACATCTTGATAGGAATATCTTTATTTGGAACTGTACTAAAATATAAGTCAAGAGAATGTATATACACGCCATTTGGATTTTCACCAATAACAAAAGATTGCGCAAGTGGATCGTGATATACAGTTTTTATCGCCGTCTTTGTTGTTTGGAGTCTAGACTCTGAAACTCTTTGTGTTTGTTTAACGATTGTGCGGGTATTAACAACAGTGCGCTGCTTTGTTTGTACTTTTCCAGTTGCGGTATAAACTGCCTCTGCACTTGTAGTTGCTGCTGGATCACTTGCTGCCTTACCATCGGTTAATATAAACTTTCTTTCACCTGTTTTAAATTGGTGTTCACTGTTATTTGGAATTACAAACCAACCATAAACTTCTCCAGAATTATTAGTAATAATATCTCCACCAATACCATCGGCAACTAAACCACTATCCGTGTGTAGTTTATTATAATAAGTTTTTACTGAAGCATTATTTGACCATTCTTTATAGTTTCCGGCCACCACACCAGTTGCATATTTGGTAATATCTACACCATCAAAGAAAACTTTTAGTTTTGTATTTGGTTTAAATAATTGACCTTTAAAGTAGACTTTACGAGCACGAATAAATGGTACGAAACTAACAGAAATAACTTTATCATCCTTTACATGAGTTACTGTCTTAATAGAGGCAGTTGTTTTAATTCCTTCTCGCGTTTGTCTTGATTGAACTTCACTCCAAGTAGTATCTTTATATCTTCCACTTCCATCTGGAGCGAATCCTCTTCGACCTGGACTAATTTTTCCCCAACCTTGTGGTCTAAATTCAGATGTTCGAGTAGTTTTAGGTGTTCCAGTCCAAGTTGTTTGCCACGAATTCCACTGTGTGCCAAGTTTATTAACTCGATCAACTTCAGCTTGCATTTCGTTTAAGTTACCTCCAACATTATTAACAATATCTGGAGCTCTTCGAGTTTCAAGCCATTCGTCTGAAGAAGGTGAAAGCTTAACTGATCCTAACCAAGTTGCAACATCATATGGATTAACACTCACACTCACACTTGCACTCATTTGAGATACAAATGCTGGACCTTCAGTATATGATAATGTTGCTAATCCATCATTTATAACTATATTAGTTGCACTGCTCTTAGTAAATGGAACACTTCGAGTCTCGAAATACGGCCGAAGAACTTGTAGATCGGGATCCATTGAACAATTATAATGTTTATCGTCAACATATCCTACTAAGTGTCCAGCAAAACTGTCAACAATAATTCCATTTTTAAATCTATCATATGGATTACCAGCAGCAGTATCAAAAATCTGTTTTCCTTCAGCTTCTTTTTCTAAAAGAGATAGAGAAGTATAATATTCTAAATTTTGAACACGAGTTTCAATACCACCGATATCTCGCATCGTATATCTACGATTATCGACGAAGTCTGATGTAATATTTGTATGGCAAAAAGTATAAGCTGGAATATACAATGTATAAAGATGCATCGCAGTTGAAGGTACTTCTGGCGCAATAGGTTGAACAGCTGGAACGCCTTCAATAAGTTTAAACACACTCTCACGAGTAACAACTAATTTATCAATACGAGAAAGATAGTATTGAATTTGTGCATCAATCGTGCTATTAGGATCTAAATATGTTCCAAAATCTCCACCATCAACCTTTGCTCTAAAATCAAGAGAATCGGAAAGACGAAGTTCTTTATAATTGGGAATTTCTGGATAATCGACTGAATACGAATCAACTGAGAAGTAATCTCCTCCTCCATGTGCAAAATATGTATAAGATATTTTAAGTCCACCCGTATTTGCACCAGAAGCAACTATTCCAGAACCAATATATTTAACCTTTCCTTTCTTATAACAACCATCTCTTTGACCATTATCAAGAACTAAATCAGTTAAATCAATATCGTTACCAGCAAAATCTTGTGCAGATGTTATTTCAATAATATCATGATTAGCCAATTCAATCTCGACATTTGTATTAACATTAGTATTATCTCCTGACAACACTTCGTTTGTAATAGTCGTAAGAGTTTTTGACTTTAAAGTTAAGCTTGTACGATATGATGCTATAACCGATACCGTGCCACCTGTATTAATACCAGAACCTGTAAGTGTTACTGTATTATTGTCTACCCCTCCGATTTCTGCACTACAATCTTTTATCTGACCCAAAGCATCAATTACGATATATGAATTAGAATCCTCTATTTCGAATCTGTCAGGACTCGTTACTTGAATTACTACTTCAGTTGCTGTTGCTGATGTAGGATTAAAAATCTTTCTTGCTGTAAATTCAATTTCTCCAGATTGATTTTTAACTGACTTAATAAAATCAGCTGGAAGTTTATAAATTGATCTATTATATTGTGTGTCATATAAACTAATATCGTCTATGCTAAGCACGAAAGATCCACTCGTAACTGTAGTTGCTCCTGTTAAAGACGTATAGGAACCCGCGAATTGAATATCATAAATATAAACTTTAAAAATAGTATTAGGTCCTGATCCACTTTTCTTTTCGATTGAACGTACTCTACATGTAGCAAGAGTGTTAGGAGTGTTAGATCCATCTGTAATACTATATACAGTATCTACATCAAATGAAGGTGTTCCAGTAAATGTTCCTAAAATATATGAACCAAGATTGGCAGTACTATATGTTTGTTGAAACGGCGATATTGTACGGGCTTTTCTTCCTACAACATTTATTTTTTCTGGTTCAGCGATTCGATAACCATCAACATATGCTATAGATGGCTCGACTCCAACTACAAATCGTGATTTACCAAATTGAATTCTATCGGCTTCACTTTTTTCAGCTAAAGGACCAGAAGAAACTCCAGAAATATCGCTATCAGGAATAACGACATCGCTATCAAGCATTTGATCTACGCTATATACACCACGGCCGCATCTAGAATCATCTGTGGTATCATTATAAAATCCAGTAATATCAATAACATATGGGTCTAATGTGTAGTCTCCGCTTTCTTCTCGTGTACGTTCAGCTAATACGTCTGTTATTCCGCTAAATTCTGGTCGAGCAACTTGAACAACTGCACTATCATCAACTTCTAGAAGAGATACTGTATCACCTACTAATTCGCTATAACCAAAGATTTTTTCATGACCATCAATAAAAGAAATATCATTCGCTGAGACATCTTTACTTAAGATCGACAATTGAAGATCAATCGTATAACGATCTGCTCCTGGTGCGGTTTCATTTGGATAACCAGCTGCATTATCGAGTAAAGATCTATCAGTTTGATAATTTACAATTGTTTCAACTACTTTAAATACTACTTTAGCATTAATAAGATAATCCTCTGCAGGAAGTTTTGCATAAATGTCTTGTTCTTCAGAATATACAAAATGCCCTTTAGCAAAGTATACACCATCTCTAGTCTTTGCGTGAATAGCTTTACCAGTATCGACTACGGTGCCAAAATTTGTTCCATCAGCATATTGGGTTTGTAACTCAGTTGTAATAACATTCGCTAATTCTACAACTTGTAAAGGACTAAATTTTTGTACATTATCGCCATTATCATCTTGTACCGAATTGAGATACTTGATAAAAAATCTAAATTGATTTGTTTCGGGAAGAGCTTGATAGTGTAATACCTCTGCATTAATATAAACTCGTGGACTTACGTCAGGATTATAATCAAGTCGAATTTCATCGACTAAGTTTAAATATGGAACTAATCCCGTAATAAGTTCTGAATTTATATTTATATCAACATAACTTAAAGAACGATCTAAGGTTGCTTCTGTAGATAACTGTGGAATTGGACCTTCCTTATAAAGACTTCTACCTATTTTATCAATTTGACTTTGAAGAATAGACTGCATCTGGTTAAGTTCACGTACTTGTACGCTAACACCAGGTTTAAAAAGAATTCGAAGAAAGTTCTTTTCTTCAGCAGTCTTATTATTAAAATTTATATCTTGTACGGCGAAATCATCGACATACGGAGGAACTTGATAAGTTTTTATAGCCATTAGAATTGAATAACAAGTTTTACTTCATCAGTTTGATTATAGTTTCTATTTATAGGCTTTCTATTCTCATAAAAGATAACTTCACCAGTTTGAGGTAAGTATTCAGGATTTTCACAACTAGTAACAGCGTATTCTTCTCCATCCCAAAAACCAGCAATACTTGTAATTTTTATTGTTTCCTCGATTTCAGTAGCTGAAAACTTTTTAAAGTTAACAAGAGGTGAACTATTTTGATGGTAATATATTCTTTCGTTTATATTATCAGCATAATCTAACCACGCCTTTGCTCCAGTACCTTCTTGTTCAATAATAAAATCTCTTCCAACATAATCTTTTTGTAAAGTTCCAGCAGGAAGCTGTAGATATTTTAGAGCATCATATGCTTCTTCACTCGTATAGAAACCTTCGCTTCCAGTATCATCATCATTATCTGTCAACGATGTAACGTCTGGATTTCTTTCAGGATTTTTAATCAAGCTAATTTGACGAATATCAACGCTGTATTCAGCAGGTGCTTCACCATCAACATCACCAATAAAGTCAACTGCAATACCAGCATAATAAGATGGAAGATCATTATCAGGATATCTTCCTAAACCTTCATATGGTAAAACAAATGGTACAATGTCAATATCTTCATTGATGACGGTATTGCTGCCAACTGAACCAACTTCTACGATAATTGAAGCAGATAAAAAGTCATTTACCCAATTAGCATCGTTAGCTTCATCTAATTTGTATTTAATCGATTCAATGCCATTAGCCCCGAAAATAACAGAGAAACGATCATCTGTTCCATCATCATCATGTATTATAACATCGGTTGCTGGTATAATTGCTCCATCAGCAAGTCCTCCTTCACGAGTTGTTCCAACAATTTTTATTACGCAATTATTAGAAGTGACGCTTGCTCCTCCTCCATTAACGACCTTAAAATCGTAAATTAAACCACCAGTAGCATTCTTTATTGCTACATATTTATCTGGTATAGGATATGTATAATTTACAAATTGATCTGTATAAAATTTAGAATCTTCATCTAAAGATGTCACATACGCCCAAACATAACCTTCGCCATTGCCAATTCTTTGTGGAAGATGATAAGCCAATTCTGGTGAACCAGCTCCGGATGGAATAGCTGTAGTTGATTCCATGATCTCACCGTTGCTATCAACATTTGAAAGACATATATAAAGTCTATCATTAGAAGTAACATAGCACGGATAGTGAGCGACACCATCGATTGTTTCGTAATCAAAACATCTTGGATCTGTTGGATCATATACTTTATAGATTCGATTGAATGCCCAATTATTACGAGGAATAACATTAAAAACCTCTGCTGACTTTGTTCTTACTAGAACCATGAGATTTTCTAATACGTCATTCTTATTAAGAATTGTATCAGTTGGCAATGGTGCAGAGAATTGTCTGCTATATTCTGTTACCTGATTACCTTCAATATCAACGGTGTCAGGCCAGCTATCTGTTTTGCCTAATCCAATAAAGTAGTCATCTGTAGTTGATGTCTTAATATCATTAGTAAAGATTTTACGTGAGTTCTTTCGAAATTCTGATGTAATAATTGCTGCCATATCTTTTATTTATATAAGTTTTAATGTATTGTGTTATTATTTATAACATCGGCGATACATACACCTTTAGGGATCATAAAAATCATCCAAGTGTTTTTAGATTGAACCGGTTTTATTTCATGAATATCGGTGGGATTAAATTCTATAGCATTATATTGAGGCACGAAATAATTCTTATTATTGATAAGAATATTATTATCGCGCGTTAACGCTATTGAAAAAAATTTACCAATAGGATTGCCATGATCAACTCTACGCCAATCATCTTGAATATCTAAAAAATCACCCTTTTGAAGTTGTAAAACATAATTTACAAGAGTGTATTTCCAAATACCTATAGTATTTGCCAAATTTTTTATTAATTCATAAGCATACATATCATGCATAAAACGAGCAGTTCTAATATATTCGTATTTAGATAAGTTATTTCTAATATTGCTTTTTCCAGTTCTACGACCTATATTAGTAGCTCTTTTAAATCCCATATTATTACAAACAATGGTAAAAGAATCTAACTCTTTTTGAGCGAAGCTAATATCATATATCATAGTGGTAAATTATATAGGAATATCGCGCTATATCGAAGAGAATTTGTTGGTGGCACCCAATGAATAGGATTATTACCATTAAACATATAACCTCTACCCTTTACATCAGAAAACGATTTCGTCATTCCTTTATTATCTGATTCGATCACTGAAATTTTATCGTAAAAACAATTGGGGTCACCGAATACTAGATAGTTATTTTTATTAGTTTGAAGTGGAACTGATACGGTGTATAGCGAAGTTCCCATATCCTTATGTGGTGGTATGTATTCTCCTATTTGATACATATTAATTTGAACTTCATATGGAGCAAATCCATTAACGAGTTTATTTTGAAAAGTTTTATTCCAAAAATCGGGATAATTGCGTTCTGTAATACCTATCGATTTATATTTACCTACTTCATTTTTTAATCCGTAGTTTGGCGAAAAACTTGTTCGATCATTAAAGTTTTTATTTGAAACAAAGTGAAGTATATCATCACACTGTTTTTCAGAAATAAAGTTTTCAATAACGGTTAATTTATGCTCAATTTCTTTTAAATGATTGGCATATCTATCCATTAATAATGTTCTCCAATTTTATCTACATCATTATCCGGGTCGAGATGCGGTAAACCATTAAATTTATCTTCTGGACCCAATAATTCGTGAAGTCCTCCATCTAATTTTTCAGCCTGCTCATTCCACACATCTCTTCTAGTTTTAAAAAGAAAACTATCTTCTGCAATATATGCAGACTTATATCGACGATTAGCGTCTCTTCTTGCCTCAATAAATGAGTACATCTCATTAAACCTTTCAACTTCTTCTCCAGATATATTATTTTCGTCAATAAGTTTTTTCAATAAACTCGTTAGAATATTAACTTGCGAAAACCATGGATATGATTCTTTTATTACTGCACCAGCTTGATCATCTACAGATTCTTCATAGATAACTGTAGGTAAGTCATCTTTAGCCATCAACTTACCACTATCATAATCACCATGCCATTCATGGGTACTAGCATCAAATTGTAGTATTTTCCACTTATAGTATGTAGCATCTAAACCAGATGTATCATTAGATACTATTGTTGAAATATATGCTCCTGAAACTTTATTAAATAATAAAATCTTATTCGTATTTCCAGATAATATTTCGCTTAGTTTATTTTCGATATTATCTTTCTTAGGATCAAATGTTATGTTGTTACTCATATATATTTTTATTTTAAGTATTTATTATGCATACCAGGAGTTATAAATTGTCCACACCGAAATTGGATATGCTCCAGAAACTCTGTATATATAAAGACGATTTGTATCGCGATATGCAGTTCCATTACCCCATCTATATGATTCGTAATATCGAACTCTCGCCATAACATAATCCCCGCTTCTAACTGAATTACCAAGTTGACCTTTGGCCCAAGTAACTTGAGCTGCTGAAGGATTACTATTTAAGGATGTTCGACCAAGACCATACATATCAATATAATGCACCGTGCCCTTTGCAGCGGCTATCTTAGCATCTACGTATGCAGTTGTCGCTAATCCCTGTACTTTAAGATCAGTATAATCTTTTGCTGCTTGACCACTCGCGATTACATTGTGTGATGTACCGCTTGATAAATTAGTATCGATTGGAACCAACTTAGTATCGTTATTTGTTTTACCTAAAACAAAACCAGATGTTATATTAGCAAGTTTATCTAATGTAATAGAGCTATTAGCAATATTAGCAGTCGTTACGGCGTTGCTAGCAATCTTAGCAGTCGTTACGGCGTTGCTAGCAATCTTACTAGTATCAACTGCGTTATTAGTATTACCATCGTGCCATATTTTATATTCTACAGAGCCACCATTCGTAAGAACAAAATTATTTACACGTGGAACATCTATTACAACTTTATCGACATCGCCACCTCTAGAAGAGAAAAAAGAACCTCTAGAGCCCGATACACCAATAACAAGATCTGATTGTTCTCCAGAAGTATTGCCAATACCGTGAGCATGATACTGAATATAACCAAAATCAGAAGCGTGATTAATATTTTCTCCATTCTTTTCAGATTGGAAAAAGATTCCACTTACACCAGTACTACTACCTTTAAGTAATAAATTAACTCCGTTTTCTCTGTATGTCGAACTAGATCTTTCAGCTACTTGAGCATCTACTGTTCCTTCAATAGTAAGAGCAGATGTCATTGACTGACTTGATCTCTCTGGAGCCGATTTTAATATATAATTATCGTCGGGATATACCTTTGCAATCTCAGATGCAACATACTCTTTTGTAGTAAGTGCTTTATTATTAGAATTAATAATAGCTGTGGTTTGAAGTGGGGCAATAACACCACCATCTTGTCTAACGTATAATGCAAGTTTCCAACCTATGTAAGTTTGAGCTTCACTACCATATAATTTAAGAGGTGTAGTGTTGATATTAGAGGACTTTAATACTCCGGAATCGGTACTAATATCTCCCCTTGTAGAAAAGTTACCTGAGTTTCCAAAAATAGTTGCTAATTCATTTAAACCGTCTTTAAAATATATATTTTGATTTGCACCGTCAGCTACACCTAAATGTAAATGTTCACCTTTTTGTATGATCTCGTTTGAATCAATCGCAATAC